TACAAAAAGCTGATCAAAGAGCTTATGTTCCATCTAGCACTAGCGATTTATATGAAAACAAAATAAATTTTATTACAAATAATGAAAATTTAAATGGCCATTTATTATTTAGAGAACAACAGTTTCAAGACTTTAATCCCAATAATTTCCCTACAATTGGAAACGAATTATTTTACAATGCGACACGAGTTCAATTAAAAAATATATAATAGGTTTATAGTTTATAGTAATATGCTTAATAATAACACCAAATTAAAGGAAAAAAATAAAGAAAAAAATAAGAAAAAATCAAAACTTATGAATGTTGTAAGTATAGATTTGGTTGAACAAATTACTGAAAACGAGCATTTAGAAAAAGAAAAAGAGAACTTGGAAAAAGAAAAATTAGAAAAAGAAAAAGAGAACTTAATATTAGAAAAAGAGAGCTTAATATTAGAAAAAGAGAGATTAGCAAAGGAAAAATCCGACATGCAAATAAACAATATTGATTTACGCTATTTTGCAAATCAAAACCATAACCCGTCTTTAAAAACAAATAAATTAGATCAATTACTAAACAATAATTATTTATTAAAAGATGTTTATGCTAATATAGAAGAAAACATAGCCACTTATAAAGATCAAATACTCAAATATAATAATAGCACTTTAGAAAAACTCATAGAAAATAATGATCACGCTAAATTAATAAACGGAGACAAATATAAGCTGTTTTATTTATTATATATATTAAACCTAATAACCTATTTAAAGGATAAAAAAATAAAAAACTCTATTAAAGAAGAGCTTAAAGACTTCAATAATAACAACAATTATTGTCACGACGCTTCTTTAAGTTCTTTTAATATATATAATGCAACACTGGATAATATGTGTACAAAAAAACAAATAACAAATTTAGATTTGTTTGTTGTTAGAAAAAGCTCAAATGCTAAAAGAAAAATACTTCCACAAAAACGCAGTTAAAATATTATTTTATATTACTATATTAAATATAAAATAATAAACACTATGTATAATACATTTAAGAAAGCAAGCCGCAAATCAAAAAAAAATACGCGTAAATTTAGCAAACTAAAATGCTCACCATATCAAACTAAATATGTAGACGATGATTTAAAGCAATATACATGCTATAGTCGCAATAATTTGCAATTATTTAAAAACGTTTGGAATGCTAATAATAGTAATGACAAAATTTTGACAAATAATAGTAAAGAAATATGGAGCTTTTTCAAACAAAAGTTGAATAAACAATGTTATGACGAATTATGTTGGTTAAAAAAAACACCATTAAGCAAGGTCAACAATAGCGAATTATTAGTAAAAGAAATATTTAAGCCGTTTTCTCCTGAGAGTTGGTCGTCTAAGCCTAATACTTGGCTTTCGAGCGTTGATATAAGTAAAATAATGAAACAATATGAAAAATCTCATAAATTTTTCAAGTTTATAGGACCGTCTCCTATTGATTTCGATTCCAAAGAAATGTTTTCAACATGCGTATGGGAGCAATTATGTAATTTTAACTTGGAAACACATATTAAAAACAATATTAGCAAAATTGGAGTAATATTTAATACCGATCCTCATAATAAATCCGGAAAACACTGGATCTCCTTATTTATTGATTTAACAAAAAAATTCATTTTCTATTTTGATAGTAATGGAACAAGAATGCCAAAACAAGTAAAAGTTTTAATAAAAAGAATAGTAAATCAAGCGCATAGTTTAAATATTCAATTGACTGTGGACGACAATGAGGGTTTTACACATCAATATAGTGACGGCCAATGCGGTATGTATTCATTATATTTTATAATAGAATTATTGCAAGAAAATAAAACATATAATTATTTTAAGACTACTCGCATAAAAGATAGCACAATGAAAAAATATAGAAAAAAATATTACAATGAAGCAAACATGAAAGTGAGTTCAGTTTTTGATTAAATCATAAATTATTTGCACTTTTTAATAAATAGATAAATAGTGTTATAGCTATATTATATATAATATATAATATATATATAATATTTAAATTTTATAAGGACTTGGCTCTATGATTGTCAGGACTATGTGAGTGTCTTCTAGTAGTTACAGATCGGGGACGGGGATCTGGACAACTATGTTGATGTCGTAGACAATCTCTGGGTCGCGCTGATGGATGCGGTGGTGGCGGTAAGGGTGGTGGTGGCACACCACTTGGACTATGTGAATGTCTATTATAAATAGGAGCTGTATATTCAGGACGTGGTACAAAACCTGATACAAAACCTATATGTTGATGTGGCGAACGCATATGTCTTAATGGAACCGGTATTGATGAATTAAGGACTGGGACGAGACCGCGTGCATATCTTTTTCTTTTTGTATTGTTTAATTTTTTTCTCCGTATGCTATATTTTGTTTTTCTTGGCATTTTATAATATATAACAATATTTTATTTTTAAAGTAATATAAAATTATAGATTTAAAACTTACTCTAAATATTTTTTTAAATTATAATTTTATAAAAATTATAATTTTATAAAAATTATAAAAATAAAATTGAATAAGTTTTATTTTTATAAAATAATTTAAAGCAATCAATGTCCGAAAGATATAAATTTGATAGCGAAGATTTTACACCTAATGCCACAAAAACATTAGAAAATATGAAATTTGGAGGAATTACTTTATGCGAATGTGTATTAGAATTGATTGATAATAGTGAAGATGCTCAAGCAAGTCAAACACATGTTTATCTCGAAAAAGATGATGATGATAACCTTCAAGGACTAGCTGTATTTGATAATGGAACAGGAATGACAGTTAGCCAACTTTGTAATGCTGTAAAATTACCAGGTACAGATATAGATAGAAAAGATGGTTGTATTGGAAAATTTGGTACAGGATTAAAAAATGCTACTATTGGTTTGGGATCTATCATTTATATAGTAACAAAAAGAGAAAATAAATATTATGCTATTTATCTTGATATTGAAAAAATGAGATTAAGAAATACTTTCAAACCTACCGCATTTTGGGATGATATAAAGATTATTACAAGTCATATTGATCTTCCAATATGGAATAATTTCGATAATAACACAAACGGAACCTTGATTTATGTTAAAAATATTTATAGTCATCGCTCAACAAATATTAATGCATTAAGTGAATTGATTACTAATAGCATTACAACAGGGTATTCTGGTTTAAATAGTAATATTAATATTTATCATGTTGATAATTTGCAAAATATTGGTGACCCAAATCCATTAAAATTAATTGACATATTTTATACAATTGAACCAAATGGTAATATTGTTGAAAATTGTAATGTGTCTACGACTTTATTAATTTATCCTGATAAAACAATTATAGAAGAATTAAAAATGAAACGACCAATTGGTCAAAATAAATTTGTAAATGATAAACATATTGAAACATTATACTTTATGTTTAAACCGTTTAATGATAAGATTAAAAAACCAGTGTGTCCATTTAAAGATAATCACATTTTGCTTAAAAATACTGACCCTGATTATGTAAAGTATATTATTGATGGTATTCCAAAGGGTATTATTAAACTAAATTGTTGTTTAGTTACACAAGAGAGATATAAGAATGAATTACAAGATCATAATTGTTCTTTAAGGACAGGAATATTTATAACAAGAGGTAAAAGAATAGTAGCAAAAGCATTAAGATTAAATATGAAATTAGATGATCATTATAATCGTATTAGAATGAATGTTTCATATCCTCCGCTATTAGATTTGGAGTTTGGATGTCGAACACAAAAGCAAATTACAGATTTAAACTCTATAGAGTTATCTAATGCGCTAGAAATTGTATTTAAACAAATTTCATCATGTTATAAACAAATAGCAAAAAACGATAACGATAATGATTATGATAGTGATAGTGGTAGTGATACTCCTAAAAAAACACAAGAAATTTCAGGTCATACATTAAAAACATTACTTGAACGCATTATTGCAAAAATTGATTCTGATAAAATTTATAGTGATGACTATTATAAATTATATAAATGCGGAGCAAAAATTTGAAATAAATCAATATTTATCAGTTACATGTGTCATATTCCATAATTTTTCTAGGCTCCATATAGGAGTTCGTTTATTAAGTGCCCATAGCGAAATGCGATTTACATAATGACGGCAATCGTTAATACCTAATATATATTTTTTTTGTAGAGTTTTTTCAAATTGTTCCACTTCTTCCAACGTTTTAGTGGTTTCACCCCAATATATGGTTTTATTTGGAACATTTTCGGGTATATAAAATCTATATAGCTTATCAACAAATGTGAGCTGTTTATTTGAAACAACTACACTTATAGCA